TCATTATATTGCGTTTGATAATGATTTTAATAATTACAGTAATTTATAAAACATAAATAAATAAACAGTTATAAATATTAATCCTAATTTTATTAGATAATTATATGAATCAAATAAAGTTGATAAATCTGCAGGTATTTTACTTATTATTGTATTATAGATATATGGATTAATAACTAATGCGACTATTATACATATAATAAAAGTTTTTGTTAATAATATATTATCTATATAAGTTTTTATTGATTTTGAATTTTGCATTTGTGGTCGCTGCTGATATTGTTGCTGTTGTTGGAGTTGTTGCTGTTGCTGTTGCTGAGGTTGTTGTGGTTGTTGTTGATAATTAATATTATAATTATTATTTGCTTGTTGTTCATTTATTAATAATTCTTTTTCAAATTCGCTCAAAACATCTTTAACGACTGGGTCATCAGACATATCATCAACACTTATATTATTTGATGGTTTTTGAGGTATTTTATCCAATGATGTAAGCATTATAGTAGATTGTTGCGCTGGAGGTTGTTGTTGTTGCATTATATTATTACAAATTATATATATAATATTAATTCTTACGCAAATAATTTATCCATAAAACCTTTTTCTGATATTTGATTAGTTGGTTTTATATGTCCTTCATATTGTCCTAATGCTTTATTATTACATGGTACATTAATTGATTTATATTTATAACAACCATCATTTAATTTAAATATCTTATTATCTATTTCATCATTTTTTGGCGCAAAATATAATGTACAATTTTCTTTACAAACTCTACTAAATAATAAAGCCAATGATATACCAAATAAAGCACATACGAATATTTGTCCGTATTTGTTATAAAATAATCTATCTACTATAACTTGTGAATTTAACATATCTATTTATAATTATCTTTTTTATATTATAGGTTGTTCTATTGCTGATTCAGTACATTTAACCTCTTCTACTTGATATTTATAACAAATGTCATTTTCATTCTTATAAACTATCTTATCCGCATTATAAGGTGTTGGATATTTTATTATTATTTTAGGTTTGGGACTTGATATATATACATAAAATATACCTATCGCAAATGCAATTATAAACGCAAAAAAATTAAATGTAAATTTTTTTAATGCTGCCATTAATTATCTTCTATTCTATTAATTATAATTAATAAAAATGAGTGAAACTTTTGAAATATTAAAAAATGCTGTCAAAACTTATATTTACTATCCATTTATATTTTTAGTTTCATTTATAGTGGCTAATATTATTATTATTGCTATTTATTGTCAAGCATATGATGTAAGTTTTAAAAGAACCTTTATAGAAACAAGTACCGTATATTTTGCTTTTATTATGAATATTGCTATGATTATTTATAAAGTATTAACTATACCATATGAAATTATTAAAGTTTTAATAGATGTATTCTCAAAATTTAAAATTATCTTTTATTTTATAATAAATGTTTTTTTCGCATTCACATCTTTTGTATATGAACTTACTAGCGTAGAGATATAGGATTAAAGGTATATATATCATCAACCTCCTCATATTCCGGTTTTTTAAGTGATATATATTCATATAAATCTTTAGTCTTTTTTGATTTAATCCATTTATCATATAAAATTTTATTTTCTCTTAGATATTGATTATAATTATCTATATTATCCTTTCTCTTATTCTCATAATTAGTCTCATATTTATTTTTATTATAAATCTCTATCTTATTTTTCTCATTAATTTCTTTCTTATATCGTTCAATTGCTTCAATTAATTTAATCTTATTTAAATCATTTTTTGAATTTATATTATCTAATAATATATATCCTATGTCTACAATCGTCATTTAATATATATAATTATATTTTTTTAGCATCATAAATATTTGGTTGTGTTAATTCAAACATACCCTTATAAAAAGTTGCTAAACTCTCACTATCAGTTAATGTCTCTTCATATTGACTTATTGGAATATATTTAATTATTGTCTTCGGTTTATCTATATTAGAATATTTGAATTCATAATAACTCTTTATTATTAATACAGAACCTATAAATAATAGAAATATTGCTATTGCTTTCATTTTTATTTAATGAAAATATAAAAATAATTATTCCTTAACCTCCTCCTTAACTTCCTCCTTAACCTCTTCTTTAACCTCTTCCTTAACATCTTCCTTAACCTCTTCCTTAACATCTTCCTTAACCTCTTCTTTAACCTCTTCTTTAACATCTTCTTTAACATCTTCCTTAACATCTTCCTTAACCTCTTCTTTGCCTTCCTTAGCTGCTAGCCAAGGGTCTTTTTGTTCTGCTAAATCATCAGCGATATTAGTTGATTTAGCCATAAGATTAGTTTTGCGTTGTTCAAAAAGTTCATCCTTACTATCCATATTTTGCTTATATTGCTTCATAAGAGTATTTAGCTGGGTTTCTGAATATTCTTGTTCACTTAAATCATTTGGATTTGGAGACCATGGACACCAACAACCAACTTGACAGATATAAATATCAAATTTACCATCATAACGTTTAATAAATTGACTTCTGTTTTTAGCTTCTTCAATAGTATCAAATACACCGCGAATTTTAATACCTCGCATTGAAGTTTTAAAATTATTATCTTTATGAAAATCTCTCTCAATATCACTAGAATTAGTATTTTTGAAAAATTTATATTGTGAATCTAAGTCATTAGCATTAAAAACATAATCATGATTACTTCTTATAGTTTTAATAAGCTCTTTAGAATCAGGATATTTTGCTTCAATACCAGTAAGAAGAGTATCCATATCTTTGCCAAATTTCTCTGTAAATTTTGAAAAATAATAAACTTCTTTATCCTTTAAAATTTCTTCAGGACTTAGAAAAGATACTAAACAATAATTTTGACCCTTAATTGGCTTATCCTCGTCTAAATAATCCGTTTCTTTTGTTGATACAAGTTCAGGTTCCATTTATTATATATATAATAAAATAAAAATTTCTTATATCATTTTATGTTTTATAAGTATAATATTTAATAATAGAAATATAACATAATAAATAAACAGAATAATGTTTAGCAGTTATTAATAATAATTCTTTAATTTGATTCATTTTAATTATTAATAATAAAAAAAATATAATATAATAATAGTATTAAATAATATGAATCAACAACCAACATATAGTTTTGATATTTGGGAAGCCTTAATTCGCATATTAAAATACGCAATTGAAGCCCTTGTTGTTGCTATTGCTGCATATATCCTACCTGAACATAAACTACGTTTCAGCGAAATTTGGATGATTGCTTTAACTGCCGCTTGTCTATTCTCCATCTTTGACTTACTATCTCCTTCTATCTCCGCAGGTGCTCGTCAAGGTGTAGGACTTGGTGCCGGTTTCAAATTAGTCGGTTTTGGAGTTTAAAAGGATTTAAAGAGAAGGAATAACTTTATAATTCAATTCTTCGCATATCTTTTTCCATATTTGATCTTGGACATATAATTTTTCTCTACTTTTCAATAATGGAAAGAACTTTAAATACTCATTCAATCCTAAAATTTGAAAGAATTTATATAATACATAACTATATGATAAGAAGTTTTTGCGATCTTTAGGACAATGTTTTAAAAATGGACCTTGAATATCTCTAAACATAGAACATAATTTTTCCTCAAGTTCTGTTGAAAATTGGGGAGTTGGTATTCCATTAATTCTATTAATTATATAATTAATATGTTCATAATATTTATTTATTCTTAATCTTTTTAAAATATCTCTCATTTTTAAATAAGTTATCTTCTTTAAATCTGTAATCTTCTCTTTTTTAATTTCTATTAAAATTCTTTCAAATATTTCATCAGGTATATCCGTACTTTCTTTCCCTTGAACTTGATTACACCATTCTCTAAAATGATTTATTCTTTTATAACAAAAATGAGATGTGTCCTTGGTATTTTGTTTTAATATGGGTCTATTTTGCTCTACTAATAATAATTCTTGATACCCGCAAAAATTACATACTATTATAGCATCATATTGAAGACACGTCATAGTATTCTTACATACTTTGCAAATTTCTATATTTTCTTCTTCAACATTTCTAATATATTTATTATTAATTATAGCCATATATTTATCTACTAAAACACTTTTATCGTGTATTGTGTTATTATCAACACCTTTATCTTCTTTAAGATTATTAGAATATATATCACCTTTGTCTTTATTATCTTCACAACTATATAATTTTTCATCGTTTACTTCGTTTACTTCGTCTACTTCGTCTACTTCGTTTACTTCGTTTACCTCATTCTTTTTATCATTTATATTATTTAATGCCTCTAAAATATTTTTTGTATTAACATTTATACATTTTTTTTTGCTATCTTTTTTATATATTTTTGATTTATTATTAGAATCTTTTAAATAATTCGTATGTTGATTAATATCTGATTGTTTGTTTACTGTATCATAATATTGAAATAATATATCACTCGTATTTTTATAATATTCTATTTCATCTAACTTGTTTAATTCGTTTAATTTTGATTTAATATCTAATATTTCTTCGCTCAACTCTATATTACTAAACCATAATTTTGTATTTAATTCCTTGTCATTTGTACTATTTATTATATTTAATATATTATTTTTCTTATCTACGCATATATTAAGTTTATTATTATAATATAATTTTTCCTTATCACTTTTTTCGAAGTCTTTTATGATATTATTATGCATAGCATCTAATGTAAATGTTTCATTTATATCAGCTGATACCTTTTTTTTTGATGACTTCTCTTTAAACATCATTATATTTGAATTATAAATATTAAGGTTTATATATAAAATAAAATTAAGTTTGTGTTATATAATCTATATTTTTTTCTCCTCTAATAGTATAAAGAATATAGCGTAAATGGGTGGTGGTCTTCTTCAATTAGTTGCTTATGGTGCCCAGGATGTTTATTTAACCGGTAATCCTCAAATTACCTTTTTCAAAGTAG